GAAAATACGAAGAAATAAATAGAGGCTTTTATTCTTCAGCTACTATGCAGATTCATGGTTGCTGGCTAATACTAACTTTGCGATCAAAGTTGAAAAATAATAAATTGCAGCCTACCAATTTATACAACAACCAATTTTAGGAGAAAAATTATGGATACTTACGCGGAGATGGTCGAGGAAAGAGAAATGCTGGAAAAAGAATCTGAAGAAATTGTGAAAGATTCGGATGATAAAGGGCAGAATATGCAGCAGGAGCAAACTGACCGGCTGAATGAAATCAGTACCCGGCTTGGTGTTTTGGATGCCACTATTAAGGCTCGCGACGATGCTGTTGAAGCAGTCGCGGCTGTCCATAGGCGTAGAGATCGGGTGGCAAAAGAAGGGCAGATAATTGAATCCTCTGCTCTGCCTGTTGTAAAAGATATGCACAACCGGGTGGAAGATGACCCGAATCGTGGTTTTTTCAATGCTGGCGAATTTTTTAGTGCCGCTTATACAGCCTTTATGAATCCAACGCAGCCGAAGGACGAACGAATCAGTATTCTTTCGGCGGTAACAGGAACCAGCCAGGGTGAAGGCAGCTCGCTTGGTATGCTTGTTCCACCGTCATTTTCAACCTCTATTTGGGATGAGGCAAATGTAGGAGCAGAAAATCTGTTAAGCCAGACAGACCAATACAATGTCGAGGGTGATAGCCTAACAATGCTAGCGAATGCCGAGACAAGCCGAGCAACCGGTAGCCGCTATGGTGGAGTCCGGGGCTATTGGATTGCCGAAGCCGCCCAAATGACCTCAAGCAAACCGAAAGTTCGAGGATTAAAACTTGAACCGAAAGAGCTAGCGGTTCTAGTTTACGCGACAGATAAGTTGTTGCGGAATACAACTGCTGCTGGTCAGTACATAATCAGGGCAGCAAGCGACGAAATCCAATTCATGACTGGCGATTCTATAATCAATGGCGATGGTCAGGGTAAGCCGCTTGGACTAATGGCTTCGGCTTCCACGCTTGAGATTGCAGCTGAAGCTGGACAGGCCGCAGCTACAATCGTGGCAGAGAACGTGATAAAAATGTGGACCCGGCTTCATGCTCGCGCTCGTGCTGGTGCTGTATGGTACATCAACCAAGAGATTGAGAGTGAGCTTACCACAATGAAGATCGACATTGGTACTTCTGGGCAGTTAATTTACATGCCCGCCGGTGGAATCTCCGGTGCTCCCTATGCATCGATATACGGGCGGCCTGTTGTACCGATTGAATATTGCCAAGCACTTGGAACGGCTGGCGATATTATCCTCACCAACATGCAATGGTATGCTGCTGGTGTTAAGTCTGCCGGTATGCGTAGCGATTCGTCAATCCATTTGCGGTTTGACTACAACGAGACAGCTTTCCGGTTCCTGTTCGAGGTCGATGGTCAACCTTGGCTTGCGTCTGCTCTCACCCCGTTCAAAGGCACGAATACACTTTCGTCAGCGGTGACGATAGCTACCCGGTCTTAATTAACCAACCCACACAAGGAGAAATATTATGATGAATTTTGTCGAAGAATGGAAATTGGTTAACGGTTCGCCGGTAGCCACAACTAATGGTGGAATCACAGCCGACTATATTAGCGTGAAAAACTGCCATCGAGTAGTAATAATAGCCGACCTTTTACAAGCGGCAAGTCATGCAACAGCGTTAGGTTTCAATGAGGCCACTGCTGTCGATGGTACTGGTGCAGCGGCGGTAACCGCCGTGCAGAAGGTGTGGAAAAATGAAAACATTGCCTCAACCGATACGCTAGAGAAAGGTACGGATGCTGCGACAATTGCGGCGACTGCTGGGACTAATAACCAGCAGCTTGTAATTGAGGTTGATTTGTCTACACTTTCGGCTGGTTTTGATTGTATCGCGGCAACTCTTTCAGACAGTTCAGAGGCGACAGATTTTGCCGTCATAAATTATCTGTGCGAAACCCGCTATCCACAAGCGACCCCGCCAACTCAAATAACTAACTAGCACTAACCCGGTACGGCTCCGGTCAATAGTGGCTGGAGCCTAACCCGCAGGAGTAAAAAAATGGATACGAAACTTTTTGTGAACAAACAGAGTGGTGGAATGTTCTCGGTCGTTGATAAGCAGCATTATACCGGTACAATCTTTTATGTTGATGCTTCTAATGCTGACGCAAGCGATTCGGCGGGATACGGTGCAAACCCGGACATTCCATATGCAACGCTGGATTATGCAATTGGAAAAACAACGGCTTCGGTAGGGGATGTGATATTCCTCATGCCGGGCCACACGGAAAACATCGCTTCAGCTACCGGAGCGTTAATGGACGTTGCTGGTGTTCGTGTGATTGGACTCGGTAGCGGTGCTTTAGTACCGACGCTGTCTTTGATTACAGCGGCAGGAGCTACGCTTTCAATTACAGCGGCGAGTTGTTCAGTGGAGAACATAAAACTGGTTAGCAACTACACGGGGGGGGCTACTGCTGGAATAACACTTGCTGCAACGGCTGGTGGCTGCGTACTTGACGGAATTGTATTTACCGAAACCGCAAATACCAAAGAGTTTCTGATTGGTATTACAATCGCGGCTGATTGCGATGATGTAATAATACAAAACTGTCAATACAACGGTATTGCTGGCGGCACTACTAGTTCCATAGTTTCGGCGGCTGGCGGGACAGATAGGTCTATCATTCGTGACAACTATTTTCACGGTGATGCTTCGGCGGCGGCTCTGAAATTTGATGCTGCGGCTTCCAGTGATTTACAAATTCTCCGCAATATTGTAATTAATATCGACACAGCGGCTGGACTTGGAATTGCTTGCCATAACTCAGGCACTGGCTTTATGGTTGGTAATCAGGTAGCCAATCTGAAGGATACTGTTGTTGGATTAAGTGGTACGGGCATGGCCTACTGCGAGAATTATGCGTCCAATGCGCTTGGGGCTTCTGGAATCATTCTCCCGGCTGTTGACAGTTAAGATTTATATGTGTTGGCATGGGCCACACGGCCCATGCCATTCCATTTTAGGAGACAATTATGGCAGCTAGAACAATGACAGAAACTCACTATCCTTTAGGAAATATTCGCAAAATCGTGCTGGATTGCGTTTGTGATTCGACGAATGGTTCATTCGCGGCAGATGAACTTACCACAAAATTCGAGGGGCGGTTGCTTGATCTCGAAACAAATCCAGGGTCAACAGCACCCACCGATAATTATGATATAGTACTGGATGACGCGGGAGGGCATGATGTCCTTGAAGGTGTTGGAGCAAATCGACATACAACGACAACACAAAAAGCGGCAATCGTTTATTCTGGAACCGGCACGCATCCGACAGTTGACGAAACTGACACGCTGAGTCTGGTAATAACAAACAACTCGGTCAATTCAGCGATAATTCAAATTACATTATACTATGCCTTAGGTGGTTAATGGCGAAAATTGCAACACAACCAGAGCAATCCAGTCAAGTCACGACTGCTCCATCGTTGGAGCCTGTAACACTTGCGGAAGCGAAGATGCAGTTACGTGTAGGAACGCCCGGAGCTACTGCTGCGAGTATAACCGTAGCCAACCCGGGGGTAGTCACAAAGTTAAATCATGGGCTGGCAACGAATGATGTTTTGACCTGGACAGCGGCGGCTGGAATGGTGGAGCTCAATGGAGTTTCGACAACGGTTACTTTTATATCAGTCGATACCTTTTCTATCGGGAACACAACAGGTTATACAGCCTCGACAGGCGTGGAATCTTACAGCGTTGACCATGACGACGACGATGCAATATTACAAAAGATTATAGCTGCTCGTAAGCAGGTTGAACACGATGAAGGCCGTTCGCACATTACCCAGACAATCACCCTGAAAATGGACAGGTTCCCTGCTGGAAATTTCTTTACCCTACCACGTCCGCGGTTGATTACGGTTAGCTCAATTAAATATATTGATGAAGATGAAACAGAGCAAACCTTTGCTGCTTCAAAATATGTTGTCGATACTTTTTCGGAACCCGGGCGGGTAGCTCTTGCCTCTGGTGAGGCATGGCCTACAACTTACGGCGAGATTAATGATGTTGAAGTTATTTATACTGCTGGCTGGGGAGCAGCGGCTTCGGATGTACCAGCAGAGACGAAGGAGGCAATACTGCTTCTCCTTGGCGATGGCTATGATTTAAGAGGTAGGCAGATTGAGAACGTTACCTTGTCAGACAACAAGGCTTACAAATCTTCAATTCAGGTAAACCGTGTGGAGATTTACGCATGAGGGCGGGTGAAAAAAGACACCGGATAACGATTCAAAAACCTACCAAGGCCCAGAGTGCAACGGGCGAAGTTACTGATTCCTTTTCTAATTTTGCAACGGTTTTTGCATCTGTCCAGCCGTTAAGTGGGCGGGAAGCGGTACAAGCCGAGCAGGGTATTGCTGAATCAACAATCCGTATTCGGATGCGATATATAAATAATTTAACCGTTGATTGCCAAATTATCTATAAAGGGAGAACTTTGGAAATCAATAGCGTAATAAATATCGACGAAATAAATAAAGAGTATGAGCTTTTATGTAGTGAGTCGGTTTAATGGCATTTATGGAAATGGAAATTCTCGGGGCCAGAAAGCTCGAAAAAAGAATATCAAAACTACCGCCTAAAGTTGCAAAGAAAGTTGTTAGAACAAGTTTACGGGCAGGGGCAAAGATTATAAGAACCCGAACCAAACAGATAACTCCTAAAGGCAAAACGGGAGTATTAAGAAAATCAATTGCCACCAGAGTAGCTAAACGCGGTCGAGGAAAAAATAAAAGAGATTTTGCCCTCTTGCAACAATTTAATGTGAAAAAATACCCTCAATTAGTTACAGGCAAGGGGGGGCGGCGAGGATTTTACCCTGCTGCGGTTGAATATGGGAGGGCTGCTCGTTGGGATGCAGGAGGGCCAAAAGTGACTAAGCCGCAATCCTTTATACGGCGGGGATTTGTTCAGACAAAAGATAGAGCGGAAAAAACAATCATATCCCTTTTGAAGTCCGGCATTACCAGGGTGTGGAAGGAAAATAAATGAGTATCGAAGGCGATATGACAACCTTTATAACGGCGGATACTGCTGTTAATGCCGTTATTGCCGACCGGATGTATCCTGTATTTGCTACCAATGAGCAGACACAGCCCTACATAGTATATCGGCGAATAAATACCGAGCGTCTTATGACTCATACAAGATCGGAGCTGAGACCGGAGGTTCAGTTTCTTGTGACTTGCTGGGCCTTATCTTTTGATGCGGCTATCGATTTGGCGAACAAAGTAAGAAGTCGTGTTGATGGGATAGATCCTCAAACCTGGACTTCAAGCCCGATACATTATGTGCATGTAACTAACGAAACAGATAATTTTGAGCCCTCACCCGAACTTTTAGAAAAACAATTTTACGGGCGGGATTTGACTATAGAAATTAGATTCACGGAAACTTAAATAGGAGTATTATCATGGCTGGCACTGACGGATTTGGAATTGAAATCGAAGGCTCGGTTACAGGGGCAATAGCAAGTATTGTAACACTGGAAGTTCCGGGCATTTCACGCGACGAAATAAATGTGACGACTCACAGTTCATCTAATGGTTGGGTTGAAAAACTTCCACAGGGTGTTCAGGGAATACCTGATATAACTATGTCCCTGTTGTTTTTGAAGGCCGCTGAAACAGCGTGGAGAACAGCGGCGGTCAACAAAACGCCTGAGACATGGACAATTACCGATCCCGACGGTAATAGATGGGCAGCTAATGGGTTTGTTAAGGAACTTGGGCATGATGCCGTGCCTGTGGATGATGTTATCAGAACAACAGTGACGCTCGGCTTCACTGGGGTTGCAACATTTACCCCTGTAGCATAAATACTAGGAGACATAAAATGAAAGTAAAATATTTAATTGAGGTGTTTAAGCCGCGCGCCCAGGTGGGAAAAAAGGGCGAAACTAAAGAGCTGCCTGATGAGATTGCCAAGCAAATGATTGCCGGTAGTTTTGTTGAGATGGCGAAAGAGAAGAAAAAGGAATAAAAATATGCAGATACAGTACATTAGAGATGTAAGCAGGCCAGCAAGCAAAGCAGGGCGGCTAAACGAAGTCCGCGAGGTGTCGGCAGCGTTAGGGCGGCTGATGATTAGTAGTAGGCATTGTGTTATGTGTGTTGATGGCGTTTCTATTCCTGTAGAGGCTCCCAAGCCAAAATCGATAAAAACCAAGCCACCTGCTGCTGAAAAGAAGAAACCGGTTGCTGTTAAGAATGCCGAAAAGAAAGTAGCTAAGACTAAGAAAAAGATGAAAAAGAAAAAATAAAACAAAAGTAGTAAACCTAAGCGAAAAGGAAAAGAAAAATGTCGATAA